CTATATTCGTTTGAGTGGATTAGAGCGTAACGCGTGCGGGGGCGTGTAGCGGCAAAAAGGGTGTGTGGGGGGCGGGTGGGGTCGCTGGGGAGCGTTTACACGGCATCAGGCACTCGCTGTGGGACATGTGTAAACGGATGCCAGTTATGCGTCACGCTTGAGTAGCTTGAGATGGCCTGACAGTTCTTTCTTCAATTGGTCTGCTGTTGGTGCTACTAGGACAATGTCAGGGACTGGTGTAAACACGCCAACCGCTTTACCCATCAACTCGAGTGCTTTTAATCTGCTTCCCTCTTGTTTGGCATTTTTGCTCAGTGCCAGTAAGTTCTTCAACACATATCTTTTCGTAGCGGCTACATCTTCCGTCAGGTTTTCTATAGTCTCTTCCCAAGCTCTCTCTAGCACTGGTGCTATCAGTGGATGTCTGGTTAACCTATAGGCGTTTGCCGCTATCACGCGGTCACTGCTTCCGTCACTTGGGTAGGCTTCCCTGTAAGCGGCACTGTTTGACATGCCACTTATCTTTGCGGCAATAAATGCCTGTTGTTTGCTTGTTAGTTGTCTCTTGATTGATCTCACTCTAGGTGCGTCTGCAATGGATGCCAACTGTTCGGCTTCGCCTACGGGGCTTTCATCAGTATCGGGCGACTCAAGTTCGCCCTCTGCATCTGCTGACTCAAGCGACTCTAGGTACTCTATCGATGTTGTCTTGTTCATAGCATTACCCTATGTTTAAACCCTATGCTGTGGAATTATACAGCACTGATTGTTTGTACAGCACTGTTCGCATATCTCAGGTGATTTCACAGTGTGGAAAATGCCTGCTTTTTAAGCAAAAATCGGGTAAACCCTATGCCATTTAAAACGATTTAAACACCCCTACAAGCTTCCGATTCCTTTTTTGGCTACACCCCTGCCTTGTATGTCTCAGCGGCTCAACCTGAGCGATTCTGAGAGGTTTGAATACTTTACTATATTGCTTAACCTCAAAGTTAAAACTACAACCTTTTGCTGTCATCTATTTGAGTTCAAAAACAGCCCTGCTGATGCTCTATATAGAGTGCATCGATCCCTGATGCTGTTGCTTTTATGAGACAGAAAAATATTTTACAAAAGGGCTTGACAGCCTTGTACAAACGATATCTATAATGGCGGCAAGGCAATATCGCCTGACAACGGAGTGATGAAATGAAAGCTTACAAGTCTCTGGTCAAGTTCGCACTGACCAACAATTGCACTGTCTCTGTATGGGACGGCGAAGAGTTCCAAGTGTCTCGCAGTCGCAAACCCTCAAAAATCATCAGCGCCATTGAGTCAGTAGAAGAGGCAGTGCTGAAAATAAGGGACTCAGAGGGCAAACAGGTTGCTTGTGCAGTGGTAAGTGCATTTGGTTTGGCTGATGATGAGACAGTGACTGATTGGTCTGTCACCCCGTTCATGAATCAATGGGAAGCTTGGTACTTCACATTCAGCGTTTGACATTTTAGCGGTATGCCCGATGAGGGCATATCAGTGCAATGTTGCATACAACCGGAGAGACTAGATGAACAAGTTCAAGGGCTATACAGATGAAGCCTTAGCCTATGCAAAGCTTGACTGCTATGAGACGCTAGAGGCAGGGCAGTATGGTACGGATCACACCTACGGACGCAAGCTGTGGGCTGAGATTGACGCTATTCGGGACGAGCAGATGGTGCGGCGTAAGAGCCACACAACCAGTCAGCCTGTGCTCTGGCACACCCGCTCCAATGGTCAGCCGCTCGATACGGAGGCATGATGTACACCGCACAACAAAACAATCACGGCAATGTGATCGTCTGCAAGGGTGACATGGTGCGAACAAGCTATCGCATCATCTTCACTGGCACTTACGCTGAGTGCTTGAAAATAAAAGCAAATTGCCTGTTGACGGCCTGATTTAAACAGTATTATAATTTTCATGTGGGCGATATTGCCCTGCTTTAAGGAGAGACTAGATGACCAAAATTTACTGTACCCGTGAAGAGTGGCTGACCGCCGCTACAGAGGAGTTTCGTTCGGTGTTTGCCGCTAAGGCAAAACCAATTGCCGCCAGTGTGAGGGTGACTTGCGGCTTTCCCCTGACTGCCAAGCGCAGTGGATCAATCGGTGAATGTTGGGCTGATACAGCATCAGCAGACAAAGTCATGGAGATAATGATCTCCCCTACCCTCGCAGACCCTTACAGAGTTGCTGATGTTCTGGTGCATGAACTCTGCCATACAGTCGCAGGGGCAATGAATCATGGGGTCAACTTCAAAAAAGTGGCTGACGCTATGCACCTTGTGCCTAGTGCAGGGAAAGCAGGGTACAAAGCGACTAGTCATGGTGATGCGTTTAAACAGGCATTCAAGCCCATCATCGATTCACTAGGCGAGTACCCTCACGGCGCTATGTCGATCTCTACCCGTAAGGTGCAAGGCACACGCATGTTGAAGGCAATGTGCGGGGCTTGCGGCTACACCATCCGTCTCACTTCCAAATGGGCGGGGTTGGGTTTGCCTGTTTGCTATTGCGGCGGCGGCATGTTCACTCTGGGGGGGATCTGATCATGTCGAATGACTTTTCAATTGACTTGAGCCTTGTCCCAACCAACATTCTCAAAGGTGCAGTGGAGACCCTGACCAATGACATGTACTCTACAAAGACTAAGGCAGTAGAGACCCTCAGTGCGGCTATCCGCATGGGCAAAATAACACTGCATGAGGTGCAGAGCGCTATGCCCTCTCAGCCAGTGACGGGTACAAGGGTTATCAATGTGACCCCTGACCATCACACCACAGCGGCTAGCGGTGTGGCTGACCGCGCCTTGCAGACCGCACTTGATGCGTCTACAGCGGTGAATCGGTTGACTGAACGCGCCAATGATGCGGCTAGTCATGTGAGCCTGATCACTAAAATTCTGGAATCGGACATTCGTTCCGTTCGGGATCAAGTTGGCAGGATCACCGACATGATCCCCTCTGACCTGATTGCTGATGCAGTCGCGTCTAAAGTGGCGGCGGCATTCGCCCCCTTTGAAGCGGCGGTGAAGGCGGCGAGTGCGGAAGCTGTTGTCGGGTCAATGGTCAGCGTCAGCAAGATCGGGACATTACCCGCATCTCAGGTGTTCGGCATTCGGGTCGATGACGCTATGGGGCGTGAAATGATGGTTGATATCTACAATGATGCCAGTGCCCCTGCCATCGATCCCCATTGGGTTTGGACTGAGCCTATCCTCAAGCACTTGTTGCTGTCTCAGACCACTGGTGAAAATTTATGGTTCGGGGGCGACAAAGGCACGGGAAAAAGCGAATCAGTGAAAAACTTTGCGAGTAAAACCGGTCGCGGTTTTTGCAGAATTAATTTTCAAAAGTACACAACCAATGAAGACTATATCGGCGCGTTGGGTTTGGAGAACGGGTCGAGCGTCTTTAAAGAGGGAGACTTCCTGAGAGCGTTCAGCACACCCGCTACCCTCATTTTGTTGGACGAGCCAACCAATGCAGACCCTGCTGTTCTGGCGAGTTTAAACGGGTTCTTAGAGAAGAATAGCACTGTCTCTTATGGCGGTGCTGTCCGCAAACGCGCACCGAATGTACTTGTATTTGCCGCTGACAATACCCTGACCAATGGTGATGAAACAGGCCGGTATGCAGGGACACGCGCCATGAATTCTGCACTGGCTGATCGTTTCGCTCGACTGGTGCTGTTTAAACACATGGATATAGAGACTGAAATTAAGGCTGTAGTCTTGCACACCGGATGCAAGCCTGAGTTGGCAGAACATGTCTTGAAGGCAGTCAACGCATGCCGCGCAAAGGTTGCTAGCGGCGATATCGTGGACGCTCCCTCTATCCGTCAGGTAATGGCCTTTATCCGGTCAGTGGGCGTTCTGGGTGTCGATGAAGCTTGGGCGGCATCCATTGGTCACCGCCAACCCTCAGAGTCTGCAACCGCTATCGCGGGTATCAAAGCCGCATACATCAACACTGCCATCATCATGGCACTAATCGGAGAGACAAAATGAAACGCATGAATGGTATCGAGTTCCGTCAGGGTGTCGAGAAGGCACTGCTTAAAATTGCCGCTGATCTGGACATGTCAGTGGTCATCGAGTGGACAAATCAGGTGACCACAGCCGCTATTAATCAGCATGGACTGATATTGCTGTCTAGCGTGAAAGATGACGCTGTGGTGACTCAGGCACTGCTTGAGCAGTACATAGGCTACGGGGTACATGAGTTATTGCACCGCAAGTACACCAACTTTCTTTTCCGGTCTCAGTCGCAGTATGTCTCGCAGTTGCACAATGCAGTCGAGGATGCATGGATCGAGCGCAAGGGCATCAAGGCCAGCATGACGGGCAACATCGAACCCCTGCTGACTACCCTCATCGACATGATGGTCAACAAAGCCAATGTGGAAGTGAGTAATTGGGCTGACCCGTGTCAGTACCCCTTTGTTCTGGCAGTCTACTTGCGGGATCATGCTAAGACCAAGTGCCCACTGGCTAAGGGTCTTGAACCTGTATTCGTTGAAGCGGCGAAGCGTTTAAACACTTGCAAGGATTCTGCTGATACCCTGACCCTCGCTGAGTGGATCTACGATCAGTTGAACGCACTGCCTAAAGCTAAAAAACCGGAAGTGGGAAACCACAAGGACAAGAAGCTTGATGGCGCTAAGAAGGGCGATGAGAAGGGCGAGAAGGGGTCTACAAGCCCCGAACAGGGCGAGGGTGAGGGTGAGGGTGCGGGTAAGGGAAAAACCGCCCCAAAAGAGGCAGGGCAAGCCACATCCCCTGAGAACAGCAAGGCGCGTGAAGTCGAGCCTACATTGGGTGACCCAGAGGCTGGCAACAGCGGCACTTATTCCGTCAGCACCATCGAAGACGGATCAAACCATATTGGCAGGGGCGATACTGCCCTGATCAACATTGATGTCCCTGCGCGTCTACGCTTTGAAGTCAAGAAGTTATTTGAGGATAGCGGCACTGATGAGTTCCAGACTAACCGCCGCGCAGGGTCTATCAATGTCAAGTCACTGGCGAATATCAATACATCAGATCGACTGTTTAAACGCCGCCTTGAAGTCGAGGGTATCGACTCTGCTGTGGTCATCATGGTTGATCTTTCCGGATCAATGTTTGACATGAAGAAAGTCTCTGATGGCAAGGGTAAGTATCTTTTGGATGCAGAGGGTAATGTTGTGAAGGTTCGCAGGGTCGATCAGGCACTGAGTGCCGCCGCCGCCCTGATGGATACCCTCAACCGCGCACAAGTCAAAGTGGCACTGGTCACATTCGGCACAAGTGTGGCGCTGGCTAAGGGCTTTGACAAGCCAACCCAAGCCACTATTCGGGCGATGGCAAAGGTCAG